AAAAGCCTAACAGTTAAAAACTTTATGAGTGTTGGTAATTCAACACAGGCAGTGGACTTTGACCGTAAAGACTTAACGTTGGTACTAGGTAAAAATATTGATCTCGGAGGCGATGATAGTGGCGCCCGTAACGGAACCGGTAAGACCACTATCATCAATGCCCTTTCATATGCGTTCTATGGTGTAGCACTAACTAATATTAGGAGAGATAACCTAGTTAACAAAACTAACGCTAAGGCCATGTTAGTTACAGTAGACTTTGAACACAATGGCATTGACTACAAAATTGAACGTGGACGTAAACCTAACGTACTAAAATTTTACATAGGTGGACAAGAACAAGAACAAGAAGACAGTGCCCAAGGTGACAGTCGTGAAACACAAAAAGAAATAGAAAGACTGTTGAACATGAGTCATGAAATGTTCAAACACGTTGTTGCTCTTAATACCTATACTGAACCTTTCCTGGCACTTAAACCCAACGATCAACGTGCTATCATTGAACAACTGTTAGGTATCACCGTACTGTCAGAAAAAGCAGAAGCCTTAAAAGAAGAACAAAAACGCATACGTGATCTAATCAAAGAAGAAGAATATAAAATCAAGGCCATACAGGATTCAAATGACAAAATGAAAAGTCAAGTTGAATCAATTGAACGTAGACAATCATTGTGGATTAAGAAACATCAAGATGATGTTGATGAAATTAAAACTGCTTTAGAAGAACTACAAAAGATAGACATTGACGAAGAAATTAAACAGCACAAAGATTTGGCCAAGTGGAACGAAACAGTAGTTGCTATTGAGCAGGTACAAAAGGCAGTACGTCAGGCAGAAAAAGATTACAGGCGTGAAGAGTCAGCGATTGAAAACCTTGCTGGAGATGTAGAAAGTCTACGTGAACATAAATGTCATGCTTGTGGACAGGATGTACACGATGACAAACATGATCAATTACTGGCCGCTAAAGAAGCAAGTCTTAAAGATGCTGAACAAGAACATGCTAAACATTTGGCTACATATAATGAATTAGTTGAAGCAGAAAAAGAACTAGGTGATCCAGGTGTAAAACCTAAGACATTCTACGCAAAAGAAGAAGATGCCATACATCATAGATCAAGTCTAGGTAATTTAGAATTACAGTTAACTGCCAAAAAACAAGAAGAAGATCCATATCAAGAACAGATAGAAGAAATGAAACAGCAAAGTGAAGAAGAAATAGATTATGGACCTATTAATGAATATAAACGTGTACAAGAACATCAAGACTTTTTATATAAACTTCTGACTAATAAAGATTCGTTTGTTAGAAAACGTATTATTGATCAGAATCTGAGTTATCTAAATGCTCGACTAGGACAGTACCTTGACAGGATAGGTTTGCCACATACAGTTACTTTCTTAAATGACCTAACTGTAGAGATCACTGAACTAGGTCGAGATTTAGATTTTGATAACTTGTCTAGAGGTGAACGTAATAGATTGATACTTTCGCTATCGTGGTCATTCCGTGATGTTTGGGAATCATTATATCAACCAATTAATTTATTGTTCATTGACGAGTTAGTTGACTCAGGTATGGATGCTAGTGGTGTAGAAAATGCTATGGCTATACTTAAGAAAATGGCTCGTGAGCATAACAAATCTATTTGGTTAGTATCACACAGAGATGAACTAGCAGGACGTGTAAATAACATAATGACAGTGGTCAAAGAAAATGGATTTACTATGTATGACACTGATGTGGAGATGTCATGAAAGCATTCTTAACCGGTGGAAGTTCAGGTATTGGCCAACATTTTAAACAACATCTTGAGTCCTTGGGCCATGATGTAATCGCACCAACAAGACAAGAACTAGACCTCAGCGATCCTACAAATATCAATGTTGATCTTAAAGAATATGATCTATTGATTCTCTGTGCAGGTGTAGATACAAATGGTAGACAAGAGTTTTATAAAATGAAACCCAGTGATTTTGTAAATACCATAAACGTAAACCTAACATCAAACATTATACTAATACATCAATATGTACAGCAAAGGCTGTTTAAACCTTGTAGCAAGGTCGTAGTAATAGGAAGTCAAGTAGTTGATGGTTACTATCCAGGTTATGGTGTATACGGTACTACAAAACACGCATTAGACGCTTTTATGAACACTATTAAATACGAACTCAAAGACAAAAACATTGGATTTACCATAATACATCCTGCATTAACTAAAACTAATTTTAATCGCAATAGAGGAAATGTCCCTGAAGATCAAGTCAATGATTTATACGATCAAATTCCTCACATGCAGACCAGTGATCTTATACCTATCTTTGATCAAATTATCAAAGACAAGGATAATTTAATAACCAAGGTATCGTTAACAAAATGAAATTGACATATCCTTGGCAACTTTATCATTGGCACTTTGGGATTACCAGTAAATGTGTATTAAAATGTCCAAGATGTCCTAGAACCGAATACCAAGATCAATTGACACTGAATCAAGACATTGATCTTGCTCTGTTTAAACAGATTATGTCTGAAGATCTATTAACAAACACTGTTAAAAGAATTACCATGTGTGGAGATTTAGGTGATCCTATCTACAATCGAGACTATCTTGATATCTGCAGATATATTAAAGAAACAAATCCTAACATACATCTGTTTACAATAACCAACGGCAGTTATAAAGATAGAGATTGGTGGCAAGAGTTTGCTACGATTAGTAATGATAAGGACACTGTTAACTTTAGTATTGACGGATATGATCAAACGACTAACAATATCTATAGAATTAATTCAGGATGGTCTAGTATACTTGAAGCAGTAGAAATAATGGGCAAACAAAGTCAAGCATTTATCAATTGGGCCACTATTATTTTTAAGTACAATCAAGACCATATAAGCAACATTGTTGACCTAGCAGGAAAATTAGGATGTGACGCTGTACAGTTAACCAAAAGTACTAAATTTGGTAGTAAGTACGGTGATACATATCAAGGTGTCAATGATGAACTTGAACCTAGAGAAGAATACATAAGCAAGACCAACAGATATGAAAGAATTATGATTCCGATAAGTACAAGGACCTTGGATAATCAAGAATATATTGACACCAAAGAAGTACATTTCCATAACGTACAAAAAAAGTATAACAAGGCTATTACTCCTCTGTGTCTGATTGGAACACAGGGAATGTATGTAAATGCTGATGGTACATTATATCCATGCAGTTGGAAAGGATTACCTTACAGCAGTTTAACCAGTGATGCTGAACATATATCATTTGAAGATGATTTCTTTTCAATCAACAAGGAAAGTTTAAATCTAAGATTAAGATCATTGGAACAAGTGCTCAATGATCCGTTATGGGATAATTTCTTTAACAATTTAGATAACATAAGTTCCAGCTGGACTGAATGTAGATATAAATGTTCAAGTGATATTGTCAATCATGACTATGCTGTTGGCTACGAAACTAATTAAAATCAATAATTGTAGGCTGTTTAAAAGCAGGTCATAAGTAGATTAAAGGAGACCAAAATGGCAGGACCAGCAAGAGTACACCCAGGTAAACGTAAAGCAAATCCAGAAGCAACTAAAAATGGAAAACCAAGAATCAAAGGATGGTCAAAAGCCAAACTTGAGGACGCTATGAGTAAATCACAGCGTAAAAGAGATGTAGCAAAATATCGTACTGAAATACAGAGACGATTTTCAGTAGTTTAATTTCAATAAGGAAACAATAACATGGCAACAATACATGAACAAATCGTAGCACAATACGAAGCATACGTAGCAGAAGCAGAAACATTTGATGGCAAGGGCGTCAAGGCCGCGGCCGCAAGAGCTCGTAAGGCATTAGGTGAGCTTGGCAAACTTGCTAAAGCAAGACGTGCTGAAATCCAAGACAAAAAGAACTCAATGTAATTATGACATCATATGATAATCCTTGGACTTACCAGGGCAAACCTTTTGAGTCTGAGGATATCAATGATAACTATGGGTTCGTATATAGAATCACAAATACAGAAAATGGACACGACTACGTAGGTCGTAAGTTTTTTTGGAAAGTAAAGAAGAGACCACCTCTAAAAGGCAAAAAGAATAAAAGACGAGAAACAGTAGAAACTGATTGGAAAGACTATTGGGGTTCGTCAGACAGGCTCACTAAAGATATAGATCAACTAGGCAAAGATAAATCCAAAAGAGAAATTATCTACTTGTGTAAAACAAGAGGCGAAACAAACTACATGGAAGTCTACTTTCAAATTACAGAACATGTGTTGTTGAGAGAAGATAACTACAATGGGATCGTTAACGTTAGACTAGGTAACGGCTCCGTCAA